CTATAAACTACGTGATGAGTGTTTTGTTTGTAACAGCACCGAGTTTTTAGAGCTTCATCATTTGTTTAGCGTAAGCGAGCTTTTCAAAAGGTGGCGCGAAACGAACAAAATAAATGAAATATCCAGTGTAGATGAGATTAAAGACCTAAGAGTTAAGTTTGCAGAAGATTGCAAAGATCAATTAAGTCATGAAAACTTATATACACTTTGTTCTACACATCACAAACAACTTCACAACTTGTATGGTCAAACTTATTCAAATCATCTAGTCCCTAAGATAAAAAACTGGCTAGAGATACAAAAGGCAAAACATGGCGGAATATGAAGAATTAAAAGGTTTTAGAAAGTGGGCAGCTGATAGACTCAAACTTAATCCAGCACAACCGTCTATCGCATCTCTAGAACCCTTTGCATCTCCTGAAACAATTGTAGACTTTGAACAAGCCTACAGAGAGATTGAAGTTATTCATCGCTCTGTAGAAATGATTATTAATGCTTGTATAGAGATCCCTCTTATTGTTGAAGGATCATCTCCTGCAAAAAAAGTAAACCGTATTTTAAATACTAAACCTAATCCTTTTGAAGATAGGGTTAGATTATTCAGACGTGCATATCTAGACTTTATCCTTGATGGTAATGCTTTCTTTTATTATGACGGTGCTGATTTATACGTCTTACCGGCTAATGACGTAGAAGTAGTTCCTGATGAGCGTACTTTTGTTTCACATTATAACTATTTAGTATCTAATCAACAATCTTCTGATCTTTTTGGTTTTAATCGTGGAGCTACTAAAAAATCAGAAGCTATTCAATTTGAACCTCATGAGATCATTCATGTAATGGCTGAGAATGATACTTCTATTTTTAGAGGCACTTCAAAACTTAAGCCTTTGTTAAAGCTGATGGAACTTTACCACTACATGCTTAAATTCCAGCGTCAGTTCTTTAAGAACAATGCTGTTCCTGGTTTTGTGCTTACTACTGATTCTATTCTTTCTCAGCGTGTGAAGCAGAGACTTTTAGAGGCTTGGAGATCGACTTATACAACTATTTTTGATGGCGCACGTAATCCAGCCATTCTTGACGGTGGATTAAAGATTGATGAGTTCTCTACTAAATCTTTTGAACAACTTGATTTTGAAAACTCAATTGAGCGTATTCAACAAGATATGGCTAAGGCATTAGGTGTGCCGTATGTACTTCTTAAGTCTGGTAATAATGCTAATATTGATGCTAATCAAAAACTATTCTATTTACATACAGTGGTTCCTATGCTAACACAGTTCTGTTCAGCATTTGCACATTTCTTTAATAATGGTGTAACTATTAGACCAGATCGTTTAAAAGTACCAGCTCTTCAACCAGATAATAGAACACAGGCAATTTATTATTCTACTCTGGTTAACACAGGAATTATTACCCCAAATGAAGCTCGTGAGGGATTAAGATTTCCAAAACTTGAAAATAATGATACCATAAGAATACCACAAAACATCACAGGTAGTGCAACAGACCCTACCCAAGGTGGAAGACCCCTACCAGGGGAAACTCTCAATGAAGACGAGGAAGCAACCAATGAATAAAACTTTTTATCTCAATAGCTCCTTCGAAACTAAAGCAATCAATAAAAAGTCTAAGTCTTTGAAGATTGCTGGTTATGCCAACACAACCACTAAGGATCGCGCTAACGATATTGTTACTGCAGAAGCTTGGGCTAAAGGTGTTGATAACTATAGAAAAAATCCTGTGCTACTTTATCAGCATAAACACGATAATCCGATTGGACGTGTTGAAAATATTAGAGTAGACCGTAAGGGTATTTTCGTAGAAGCCGCAGTTTCAGAAGCAGCCGAGAAAAATCATGGTGTTCAAACCTTGATTAAGGATGGAGCACTAAAAAGCTTTTCAGTAGGTTTTAGAGTAAAAGACGGTAAGTATAATCGTGATGACGATTCTATGCTTATTACTGATGTTGAACTGTTAGAAATTTCAGTTGTATCAGTTCCTTGTAATCAGGAATCTCTGTTTTCAATCCGTAAATCATTTGAAACAGATTCTGAGTACGAAGAGTTCAAAAAATCTCTTAAAGAAGCAAGTGCTGAAGAAATTAAGATGATGCGTAAGATTAAAGCTGGAGTCACCGACGTGAGCATGGGTCATTACCATACAGTCGAAATGGACGAAGAAGGTAATGGTGTTACCACATACGCATCTCATATGTCAAACCATGCTCATAAAGTCATTAACGGTCAAGTGATGGAGGCTGAAGGCCACTCTCACGAAATCACAATGATGGGTGTTCCAATTCATAACATGGAGGAGGGCGAAGTAGTTAATGAACGTCCAATGTCTCCATCCGAGGAGGAAGCAATGAGTAACTCAAAATCTGAGGAAGTTGTTGAAACCAAAGCCGAAGAAATTGAAACTGAGGTTGAGGAAACTACAACTGAGAAAGATAACTCGGCAGAAGTTGAAACTAAAGCCGAAGAGATTGAAGTCAAAGCTGAAACCGAGGAAGTAGTTGAGGATATGGAGAAGGATGAAGAGGAGGAAGAACTAAATGTTCGTGATGCCGATGAGTCTATTCCGTTTGTTAACATGCTTTCCGAAGACGCAAATTCACTTCAACATGGTGACTTAGTACACTACAACGAAAAAATGTTTAGAGTAACTAAGCTAGCCACAGGCCAAAGCCCAATCTATAAATTTTTAGAGGTTGACGCTAAAGGCAATGACTGTGATAATGTTCTTAATGTGAACGCAGACGAAATTTCACAAGTCGAAAAAATCGAAACTAAAGCAAGTGAAGAAGAAGGATCTGTTGATCAGTCTAAAGAGCTTCACATACATTCTACAAAGGAGAAAGAAATGGCTGAGCAAGTCGTTGATACACCAATCGTTCTTGACACAGGCGCATCTGAGAAGAAAGCCTCTGCTGAGATCAAAAAAGAAGCTGCGCCTATCGCACAAGTATCAGAACCTCAAGTTGCCGAGCTAGTAGAAAAAACTGGTGAAGCAATTATGGCTGAAGCTGAAGCAGCAGATCAGCAAATGCTGGTTAAAGGTGATGCACCTAGCGCATACACACCTCGCGAATCAGAGCAAGTTGCAGAAATGCAAGCTCAAATGAAAAAATATCAGGAAGAGATCGCAGCACTTCAGCGTTCTAAAATGGCCTATCAGGAACAAAGCCGCACTCAGCAGCAGTTCTCTGAAAAAGACCAGGCAAACGCTGTTCTCGTAGCGAAACTACTGAACAAGCGTGACATCTTTGACACAAAGATGGGCGCACGTATGAAAGCTGTTACAACTGTTGACCAGTTCCTTAGCAACTTCTCAAACAACATTTACACAGAGATGGAACAGCAGCTTGTTGTTGCTCCTCTGTTCAACCGCATTGCAGTGGACGCAAAAACTTTCCGCGTACCAGTTGCAGATGAAGATACAGACGGTGATGTAGCACAGTTCGCTTCTGGCACTTTTGCCACAGGCATTGCTGATACTACTCGTGTTCCTACTTCAAACCAGAACACAATCGCTTCTGTAGACTTCACACCACACAAGTTTATGGCTACAACTCACTTGGCCAAAGACGAAGAAGAAGATACAGTTCTTCCTCTGCTCGACTTCCTGCGTGCTGCAGCAACTCGTCGTCTTGCCCGTGCAATTGATAAGTCAATCCTGCGTGGTACAGGTGCCTTATCAGGCTTCACAGCATCACCAACTAACGCTATTACAGCTGGTACTGGTTATGCTTCTGTTATCGAAGGTATTACTAACCTGACTGATGACGTAGGTGCTGGTCTGACTGTAGACACTGGTTCTGCAAACGACAAAGCTGATCCATCAGACATCGCATCTGCTCGTACAAAGCTTGGCAAGTACGGCCTGCAGCTTGGCGCTGACCTGGTGTATCTGACATCAATCGAAGGTTACAATAACCTTGTAACAACTTCAGACTTCCAGACTGTTGATAAGTTTGGACCAAATGCAACATATCTGACAGGTTCAGTTGGTGCCGTATACGGTATTCCAATTGCAATCACCGAGTTCTTGGACAACGTTGGTGTCACAGGTAACGACATCGGTGCATTGATCTACAAGCCTGGCTTTATGATCGCAGAACGTCGTGGTATCGAGATCGAGAGCGAATACGAACCACGCCAGCAGGTCACTGCAATGTACATGTCAACACGTATTGACTTTAAAGCATTGACCACCAATTCAAGCAACGCTCTGGATGCTACTAAGTATTCCTACGCTGTTACAGTTGAAGCTGGCTAATATTAGTTAGTTACATCTTTAACTACTACGGGGGAGGCGGTCATCGCCTCCCTTTATATTATAAGGAGAATTAAAATGAGTAATGCAATTCCTGAATGGTGCAAAACCGTTGATGAAGCTCGTGAATATCTTTTAAGACATGGCTACAGTGTTGATGTGGCAAATGAAGAGCTTGCTACCTGGACTCCAGATGCAGCATCAATCGATGAGATCCCTGAAGAAGTAATCGCGGAAGTTGAGGTCGAAGACGAAGTTGAAGAAGAGGAAATCTTTGAAGACGAAGAAGAACTTGACGAAGATGATGAAGAAGAATGGGATGAAGAAGACGAAGATGAAGAGTGGGACGAAGAGGACGACTCTGAAGAAGATGAAGAGGACGAAGACGAGTCCTAATTTTAACTAAAGGTGGTTTCTATGGTAGACAGATTTGAAGAAAACTTGGGTAAGTACCCTTTTGTAGACTTAGCTCAAGTAAAAGATTATCTTTCAATTTCAAGCAATACTCAAGACGCAAGGCTTGCTAATGTTATTAACTACGCGACTGGTATGGTAGAACACTATATCGGACAAGAAGTATTAGCTAATGACTATGTTGAGGTATTTGATGGAGGTAAATCATCTGTGATGGTTTCCCGTCTACCACTGTCTAATGTATATCAAGTTACAGAGTACAATGGTGTTGAGGATAATATTCTTGATGACCCTTCTACCATAGGAAGACCTAACCCGTCAGGAGGCGATGAAATGAGCATCGTCTTTAAAAATGACGCACATTTAAATACCAGAGTTAAAAACTTTGGAACATCATCCTTAGAAATAGGCTTAAATGATTTTACAGTTTCTGGAAATATGCCAGAACAATTAGAATTTGAAGAGGGTGATTTTACGGTTGAATTTTTTATGCGCAGTGATTCTGCGTCTTTACCTACTAATACGTTGATCAAGTTTAACACAGACGCGTCAAATTATATGGAATTTGGTTTGGATTCTGCAAATGGCATGTTTTTTGAATCTAATATCGCAGCGTCAGCTACAAGATTAGTAGGCCCTAATACTACACTAGCTACAGCTAACTATGCAGCACGTTATTTTGCGCACTTAGCTTACACCTATCATTCACAGTCACAGAGATTTTATCTACACTATAATGGTAATACCCATAACAATGTTTCTTATACTGTATCGAATCATACATTTACAGCTAATGTAGAGATTGGTGGAAACTTTGCTGGGTACATTGATGAAGTACGTATCTCTTCTAAAGCACGTTATGCCGAAGATTTTACACCACCAACAAAACGTTTTAGACCAGATAATGAGACTGTTACATTGATACATTTTGACGGTAAAAACAAAGCTAAAGAAGCAAAAGATGTTCACAATGCTATTAACGAATATTCGTTTACCCGTGATATGGGCGAAGTGACTCGTGATGTAGGGGGTGTAGGAGTACGTGGTACATATCCTACTCTACGTAATTCATACCCAGCTATGACACTATCTGGACCTCCTTCTTTCCAGCCTTATCCATCAGGTGTTAAAGTTGAATACCGTGCAGGATATGAGTCTGGAGAAGTACCACAAGATATTCAGATGGCTACACTTGACGTTATCAAGCTTATCTACAAACAAGATCAAGAAAAGAAAGGCTTTTCGTTTGAAGGCGAACGTGGAGATAAATATCCATTAGCAGGTAATTTTCCTCCACATATCAGACGTATATTAGATTTATATAGGATTGTAACCTAATGCCTATTAAAATTGATCTAGACTTTGCATTTGACGGTAATACTCCCCTCGAAGTAAAACAAGCTATTAGGGAGATTAACTCTGGCAGGTTTAAATCAAATAATGATTATAGAAGAGAAGCCTTAGATTTAGGTAAAATATCTGACTTTTTCTCTGGTGAGGGAGTCGCTAGTGGGTTAGGTTTAGAGGGCTTTTTAGGGTTTTTAGGCGAGCCTAATAGGGCACAGGCTAGGTCTAGAGGGTATATAAACGCATCTTCAGCCCCCGATGCTGAAATGAGTATTGACACAGCAAAAGAGGCTTTTGGCCCTCAGCTAGCTGCTGAGATGGAAGCTGCTGTTGCAGGACTAGGAATTAGAGGAATAGGCGCAGGACAAAACGTTACTGCTGAAATAAAACAAACTTTGACTCTTCAAAAAAGAGCTGAGACACTAACAGGTAAAGTTTTAGAAGATCCACGAGACATTAAGTCTATTGAGCGTGTTATTAAAAGTTCTAGAAGTAAATATGGTGATACAAATACTTTGCTCGATTGGTTGTATACAAAAGCTGATCGCAAATATAGAGAAGCTCTTTTTAAAATCATAGACCAAAAGCTAGCAAACTTTATTCATATAGCCTATGTTGATGATAAAGGACCACTAGCATTTCCTCAAGCCTACATCGTTACAGGGGCAGCACAAAAACTTAATCTTAGAAACCCTTCAAACGGTAAACGTTTCTTAGCTCCAGAATTTCGTAACGGCTCTTTTAATGTTCGTCTTAATCCTGCAGGTATGAAATTTCTTGAACAGCACGGTACTGATATAACTCAAAAAATATTTGCTCGTATGAGTGATAATTTTGGTGCTAAAATGTTAAAGTTTTTGTTTACCGATCCTAAAAAGAAAACCAGAAGAGCAGTAAAAGAGCTGCCTAAAATACAAAGCTTTATTACAAAAGCCGCATCAGCTAAAAAACCATTTACACAAAGGGTCTCTGAAGATCAGAGCGTGATTATAGCTTTGGCAGAATTAATATACTTTGCAGCACAGTTTGACACTAAAATGGGTGGAAAAGCTTTTGAAATTAGATCAGCACAAAAAGACGATGTTACAAAGATGGGTATTACTTCTACTAGTATAGGTTTAAAAGAGCCTAGTAGAGCAAAACAAGGAGCTAAGCAACAATTAGCCTCTGAGGTTCAACTTACCTCACTAGTTCAGCAAGCTATGGAACAACGCATGGCAAAGGGTGTTCCAGGAGGGCCTCCAGAACCTACTCCAGGTAGGCTTACCTATAGATCTGGTAGATATGTTAAATCTGTTCAAGTTACTCGTATGACTACTAAAAAATTAATATATTACAAGTATGATCCTATTTATAGACAATGGGAAAACAAGTATAGATCTCAAACTTTTATTGAACAAACTATCAGAGAAGTAGCTCAACGTGAGTTTGGTAAAAGATTTTATGTGTATAAGGAAAAGAATTTATGACAACTAATAGAAGATCTGAAATTGTTGATTTCCTAATCACAGAGTTAAAAAATATTGATGGTGGTGTATCTAACTATAATGCAGCTTACACTTTCAATGTAAATCTCTTTGATAATGTTTATCGTGGTGTTAAATTTTTAGATGAAGTAAACGATTTTCCAGCGATCTATCTAGCTGCTGGGGCCGAAAATCGTGAATTTGAATCTTTAAGTTTGACGGTAGCAACGTTAGACGTTACTATAAGAGCATACGTTTATGGAGAAGATAATTCCCAAAGCCTCGCAGATGATTTGTTAGCAGATATAGAGCATGTCATCTACTCATTAGAAGATAGTCCTACAAAAGGTATACAAGATATAACTATAGAAAGTATAACTGTTGATGAAGGACTTGTTGAACCTTATGGGTTAGCAGAGGTCAATTTACAAATAACCTATCGGTTAGAAAACTAAGGAGAAAGACATGGCGTCTCTTAATCTACAGAGAAATTCTGAAGTGTTCTTTTCAACCATTGACTTGATCAATGGTGCAGCTGTTACAGCTATGACTCCTTCTAATACTTGGAAACTCGAAGTATTGGCTGGATTTGCTGTTACATCATCTGCCGCAACACAGGATATCACTTCACTTGAATCTGGTACAAACCCAGACCGTTCGCAGCAACGTTTTAATACTGCTATCAACCCAGTAGACTGGAACTTCCAGGTGTACTTACGTCCAACCGATGTTAACACCGGTGCAGCTGCTGGTACTACTACCGCACTTACAAATCAGTCTGGTAACGTAAAGCCTACAGCCGATTGGTTTATGTGGCAGTCACTAGTATCCAACACTAAAGTAGCATCAGGCGCAACTGATGAGCAATCAGTTTGGGGAACAGGTGGCAAGCTAGAAACTACTAATGTAGCTGCTGCAACAGGATCACACTCAACTCGCTCAAACTTCTCAACTGCTACTGAGAATCATGTATACTTTAAACTTGATAACGTTATCTATCAGGTTTCAAACGCTACTGTTAATCAGGCAACTGTTGACGCAGGTATTGAAGAGATTGCGACAGTAACATGGGCTGGTTTTGGTACAACAATGAAAGAACTTACAGGCACACCTCGCGATAATGCTATTTCAGTATTTGGCGGTGTTCTTAATAGTGGTACAACTGTTACAGCTAACTCTAACGTATCAGAACTTACTGAAACAGCTGCTTACCACCCATTTAATCAGATGAACGTTGCTGGTTCTATTGGCACTAATTCATTCATCAAGAATCGTTTGAGTGCAATTGAATTCCATCACCAAGCTTCTGCTACTGCAGCTGACGAGAAGTTTACCTTCCCAGTTACAGCATTGACATTTGATTACAACAACAATACAACTTATTTGACACCTGAAGAAATTTCAGCACTGAACGAGCCAATTGGTCAGTTCACTGGTTCTCGTGCTGTTACAGGGTCTGCTACTATGTATCTTCGTGCAGGGGATGAAGAGTCAGCTGGCTTCTTACGTAACATTACTGAAGACGCAAGAACTTCTTCAGCTCAAACTTCTAATGCAAACTTGATCATCGGGGGAACTACAGCTCCATATGTTGCTTTCCAGCTCGATGCATGTCAATTTGAATTCCCACAGATCGCTACTGACGACGTTATCTCAATGAGTGTTAACTTCGTTGGTCAGGAGCCTACAGCTACTAAAGGCGACGGTGGAGAAGTAAAGATCTTTGCTAAGAAGACATAATAACTAAAATGTTTCTGAGGGGGAACATTATTTTAACCAGAGAGTGTCCATCACTTGCAATTCAAGGTTCCCCCTCACCTACGAAGAGCAGATATGTGATGGACACTTACATTTATGAGGGGAAACCATGAGTAAAATTAAAAATATGATTGCAGAACAGTCTTCACTTTGGGTTGAGTATCCAGATGTAGATGGTTTTGAAATTAATCTAAAGTATCTTACACGCGAAGACTTAATGAAAATTCGCAACGCATCTCTTACCTACAAATTTAATAAACGCACACGTCAGCGTGAGGAAGAAGTTGATAACGATCGCTTCTTGGAGAACTATGCTGAAAAAGCTATTCTTGGGTGGAAAGGGCTTAAAGTAAAGCATATGCCTGCTTTAATGCCTGTTGACATTTCAGGTATGGACGGTGAAGACGATATTGAGTATAGTAATGATGATGCTATTGAACTTTTGAAAAATTCAACTGTATTTGATCAATTTGTCACAGATACAATGAATGATTTTGAACAGTTCTCAAAGAAAAAAGCTGAGACTGACACAAAAAACTAAGAGACTACCTCCAAGTTAGTTTGCATGGCGGTGGAGTATCCGTAGAACAATACTTTCTAATATGCGAACAAATGGGGGTAGAACCGAAAGAAGAAGATATACCTAAAGATCCTTCTACTTTTTCTCTTGAGGCTCAACAAGCTTTGATTATGCTAAACGTACTTCCTGATAAGTGGGAAGGTATGAGCGGCACTTGGCTTGGAAAAGAATACGCTGGTTTGTTAGATATTATGGAACTTTACCAGATAGATGATAAAAAACAAGTATTCGAGTTACTTAAAGTTTGTGAAGATGAGCTTGGTAAATTTTATGCAGAAAGACGCAAGCAACAAGAACAGTTAGCTAAGTCTAAGAGAGGAAGATAAGTGGCAGGTAAAAGATCCGTAGCAGAAGTTGCTCTTAGATCCACGGGTGGCGCACAAGTTCAAAAAACACTTGATGGAGTTGGTAAAGCTACCGATAGAGTAGGTCGCGCTCAAACTCGTCTTGGACAAGCTTCAGCCTCTGCTGGTCGTCAATTTTCTGCTCAAGCCTCTGGGTTAGGTGGTCTTGTTGCTGCTTATGCTGGTGCAGCAGCTACAATCTTTGCTATTACTGCAGCATTCCAAGCACTTAATGCAGCTGCTCGTGCAGAGCAAACTATTACAGGTGTTAATGCTCTTGCTTCAGCAATTGGTGAGAGTGGGCCTAAAATTATTGCTGGTCTTCAAGAAATTACTAAAGGTCAGTTATCTATTGTACAAACAGCTGAACTAGCTAACCTTGCGCTATCATCAGGTTTCAGTGCAGATCAAATTAATAATCTAGCAGAAATATCACTAAAAGCTTCAAGAGCACTTGGTCGAGACTTAACAGACTCGTTCAACCGATTAGTTCGTGGTGTTACCAAACTTGAACCAGAACTATTGGACGAATTAGGTATCTTTACTCGTATTGAACCAGCTGCTGAACGTTACGCAGCACAAGTAGGTAAAGTTGCTTCTCAACTATCAAATTTTGAACGTCGTCAAGCTTTTGCTAATGCAGTAGCCGCTGAAGGCCAAGAAAAGTTTCAAGATATTGATACTTCTGCTAATACTTCCTCTGAATCTTTAGAAAAGTTAGCCGCAACACTTGCTGATATCGGACAAAAAGTTGGAGCATTTATTGCTGGAGGCTTACAGCCGTTAGTAGAAGCTTTAGGTCAACCTATTACTGCAATTGGAGCATTCGGTATCTTAGCTAGAACAGTTTTTGGAACCACTATTAGAGAGATCACTGGTAGTCTTGGCGAGTTTGCAACTAAAATTGATGGTATAGCAGACAGTGTTACTGATAGACTATCTGTTGGTTCTAAAAAAGCAGCTGTAGCTACACAGCAATTTGGAGAAGCCCTTCAAGGAGTAAATTTACGTGTTGCAAAAGTATCTCAAGCAAATCAAGAAGCTTTTTCAAGTTTCATTAGATTAGGGCGAGCAGGAGAATTAACCACTTCTCAAACTAAACAATTTAAAGACGTACTTGAACAAGAAATCGCTTCTGTTAAAAAAGCAATAGTTAATAATGCCGCACTTGAAAAGAGAACTAAAGCCTTAGACTCAGCAAAACAACGCCTTGTAAATAGAGAAAGAGAACTTGCTGTTGCTTTAGAGGCTACCAACACTCGACTTAAAACTCAATCTGCAGTAGCACGTCTAGCCGCAGGATCAATTAAGATTTTAGGAGTAGCGTTTGTAAAGACTTCTAACGCTGTTCTAGGATTATTTAATAAATTTACATTAGTTGTTACAATTCTGTCAACTGTTGTAGCTGTAGGATCTACTATACTTCAAGCATTTGGATGGTTAGATCCAGTATTAGAAAAAATATCAGCTGCGACTAGAGCATTAAAAATATTTTTAGGAATTCAGAAAGAGTTAGGTAAAGCAGCCGCTGCTGCTGACGCATTAGCTAACTCTCTGTTAAAAATACCTGATGATTTTTCAATTGATCTTAGTGGTGCTGGCGGAAGAAGAGGTTTAGGCAGAAGCAACGAGGTTGATGCTGATGAAGTTAGAGAAGGTGTTAGAAAAGCATTAATTGAAGGAGCAACTGGTAGTAAAGATGAATTTATCGACGCAGTGTTAAGAAACATCGGTGGAATAAATACCACAGCCGGTGTACAGGCTGTTAGAACTGCTTTAGAAGGCTTGTTTGGTCAAGCATTTCCTCAAGGTGCTAATATAGGAACACTATTAGGTATTGAAGGTTTTGCTGAAGCTACTGGTAGAACCCTAAAAACTGTAGGTAAACAGCTAGAGGTTCTTCCAGCTGGTGGTCTTAGATTTAAAAAGGCGGCTGAACAGGGACTTGATATTATCAGTCAACTTCCAGCCCAGTTTAGAGATACAGCTAAACTACAAGGAGAAGAGCTAAAGAGGGCCGAAGAATTTAATGCCGCTCTTGTAAATCGCTTACAATCTCAAGAAGTTGCTTCTAATCTTCAAACTGCTTTGAATACTGGAGCTGCAACTGCTGAACAGATTGAAAAACGTCGTGGAGCTATTCTAGCTAAAATTAATAATCTAAAAGAGTCGGGAAATCAAACTGATCAAGCTACAGCTGAGTTTTTAGAACGCCAGTTAGAAGCACAGAATAGACAAGTAGAAGCACAACTAGCTATTCTTGACGCAAGAGAAAAGATTAGAAAAACATTTTCAGCTGACATCGCGGCTGCAGGAAAAGTCTCAGAGTTTTTCAATGTTCAAGTGTCTGATGCTGGAAAGGTACTTGAGTTTTCAAAGAGAACTAGTGATGAACGTGCATCTCAAATTCAAAGACTTGAGGAGGCATTCTCTCTAGGTAAAGAACAATTAGCACAAGAACGTGCAGGAGTTAAGCTCCAAGGTGAGGCAGCGCAGCTTGCAGCTTTAGCAAGAGATGCTCAAACAGCTTATGTAGGTCAGTTCACGAAAGCAGTAGAGGCCGCTGAGAAGTTAGCCAATTCTTTAGAAAAGATCGTTAAATCACAAAATGATGCTGCTAAGTTAGCTGATGCACAGTTAGCTATCTTTGAAAAACAAAGAGAGATTGTTGATCTTCAGCAAGGGGATAAAGAGACCCAACAAGCTCTAAAAGGCGCGTTACAACAACTAAAAGTAGAAGAAAAACAACTACAATTAGCAAAACAAAGAGCTGACATTGATATTAAACGTAGAGGTGAGGGAGTAGACCGTGCTCTTGATGCAGGTGTCATAACTGAGAGCCAAGCTCGTGTATTTAAACTTACTCTAGCAAAAGAATCTTTAGACGCTTTAAGAGAATTCACTGAAGGACAGATAAGTATTTTGCAACAGCGTGCCCAAGCAGAGACTGAAGCAATTGAAGCTCAAAGACAGTCCCTAGTAGAACAAAAAGCTTTAATCGATGAGAGAGACTTCTTAGAGTATCAACGTATAATTGAGCAACAAAAAATTAGTAGAGACAATGCTTTAAGAGAAGTTGATCTACTAGAAGCAGAAAATAAATTGATACAAGCTCAGACTGAATCTTTTGGAAAGCATGTTCAAGGTATTGCTGATGTTTTAGCTGCTGATATAGTACAGAGAAAAGTTTTAATGGCTGCTGATAGACCAGGGCAGTTTGCTGCAGATGCAACTGCTAATGCTCAAGCTGCTTTAGCTCAAGGCGGCGCACAAGCAGCTGCTGTTAGAGGTGCTTTCGCTAATGAAGGTGAATTACAAGCGGCCTTAGCTAGAGGATTTACAGAAGCAGAAGCAAGACGTTCAGAGTTAGCAACAACTTCTGCCGGTTTAGCTCCTAATGTTCAGGAAGAAATTGATACTCTAACTCAGCGTCTTAAAGATATGGGATTTGCAGCTGCAAGAACCGCTATAGAAACTAATGCTGCGAAGCAAGTGGAACTCGAAGGAGCTAAACTTGCTGCTAAAACTGCTGATGAAAAAGCCGCCATTGACTTAAAGATTGCAGATTTAGATTTGAAGAAGAAAGATATCGCTGATCAATTAGGTCTAAGTATTGATGAACTAAATCAAAAACTAGGCGACGCTGAAGGGGCTTTTGGCTCACTCACACAAAGCACTGCTACAGCCAACCATACAATGAATCAACTTAAAAAGGGAGTCAGAGATTCTATTGTAGATGGTCTTGGCGGATCTGTTGACTTACTGTTCCAAAACATTGCAGACGGTAAACCTGTTATGGAAGGTTTACAAGAGCAATTACGTGGGGTATTTGAAAACGTCCGTAAACAAGTTCTACAAAAGACATTGATTGAACCTCTTCAAGATAAACTTACAAGTGGTCTGAATAACATGTTAGGTATTAGTGCTGAAAAAGGATCTGATAACGCTGGTTTAGTTGGTGACGCTCTTAAAACATTCTCAGTTAATGAATCTGGTACAGACTTTACTACTGATTTTAAAGAAAAAGCAACTGATGGTGTCGCTTCTGTCATAGATAAGATGAAGGAATTTGGCGAAAAAGGAAAAGAGATATTCTCTGGTTTTGGAGACAAACTAGGAAGTGTGTTCGGTGCTATTGGAGAAGGTGCTAAAGGTATATTCTCAAGTTTAGGACAAGCTGGAAGCGGTATTATGTCTTCTCTTGGAGGCTTGTTTGGTGGTGGCACAGGAGGTTCTGGTGGGGGCATAGGTAGCTTCTTTAGTGGTATATTTGGTGGAGGAGTAGCTGGAGCTGCTGGAGGTTTCGTACCTTTCTCTGCTTATCAAAGACTAGCCGCAGGTGGACAGGCCCGTGACCGTGTACCTGCACTATTAGAGCCAGGCGAGTTTGTAATGAAGCGTTCTTCAGCTACTCAATTGGTGCTCCTGCCTTAAATCAAATGAATGCAACTGGTAAAGCTGGTGGTAATGTAGTAGTAAATATTCAGAATCAAGGCAC